AGTGCTAGCGTAAATAAGTCTTTCCATATGAGGATGATGATATCCAAATGAAAGTTTTTCAACATATCCTCTTGCACCTATAAACGAAACACTACTTATGCAGTCCTCAAAAGCTGAAATATCTTCTACACATAATGTTTCGCTATCTAGTATGGGTGCTGCAACATCATTTTTTGTATAACCTATTTGTCCCCAAGTAAGAGGATATATAACCCTACTTGACTTACCATCTACAGATGATATCAATCTTTCTGTTTTAATAGCATCTAATATTCCATCTTCTGTATTAGGGTCTATATTAAAAGACATTGCTGCTGAATCATTGGGTATATCCTTTTCATCAGCATTTAAGATAATACCTTTATTAAAGGCGTTTATTTCTTCGATACTTTTTGGCATCTATCATCCCTCACTAAATAATGTTTATTAGGAAAAGTTATATCCCAATACTCTTTAGGTATTTCTACCTTATAGACTACTTGTTTCCGTCTAATAACTTCCCCCATACTGTTGTCCTTCCATCTATTATTTGAACTATATCTACTGTAAATCTACCGCCTTTGTAATAATCTACTATTGCAAAAGCATGTGCCCATTTATGCATTCTTCCACCAAGCCACTGATTCTTTTCAGAACTCATATCTTTTAAGCATCCCAAAGACCATGCAGACCTAGGACCATCCATAAAGGTCACACTGTCTTGTTGCAGGGAATGATGATGTCCATATATAATATTGGCACCTAACTTTCTAAGATGATTCGCTGTATGGTACTGTCCGCCAAAATGGTGCCCGTGATAAAAATAGAGCTTTCCTATTTTAAGATACTCACCCGCAGGATGATATTTGTATCCTCTCTCTTTGAATTTGCACACTTTTTCAAAGCGATAGTCTAAGTAAGGATGCTCTTCAACGAATCTATCTAACCACTCATCATGATTCCCTGCGCACATATGTCTTTCCTTGCAATTCACTTTATCTAAAGATTCATCAATATAGTCAAGTAAATGATTTACTGCTTTAATGTCCGCATCAACTCTAGGCATAATGTACTCTAATGGTGGTTTTTTCTTACGTTTCCATTGCCAATGAGATACACTACCAAATTCTCCTAAATCGCCCAAATCTACATAAATATCAGGCTTTACGAGCTCTATAGCCTGTTTGACTACATTTATAGCAGGCACATCGTGTATAGGTGCATGCTTATCAGGAGTTACTATTGCTCGCTTTAGCACTCCCCCTTTAGTTTTTTTCATATTTCAAAAAACTCCTAGTTAAATTCTGAAGGCTTTACATAACCCCAATCTGAAGGGTTAGTCCACAATCCTTTCGCATTTTCAAGATACTTTTCAGTATTTTCTTTTTTAAATCTCAATATTGTGTTTTCGCATATATCGCATTCCCAAAAAAGAATACCATCATATGCTCCCATTATTTCTATGCCTAATATCTTTACGCCTCCACATCTTTTACATTTATTAGGCCTTGCTTTAGAGACGATATCTCCGTCTGATAATTCAAGTAGATTATCTACTAAATTACCATCAGGAGATATAACATCTTCAAGCATTACTATTCTTATTTTCGAATCGTCCACTATTTTTTAGGCTTTAACATTTCGAATATAGGTTTGATGATGGTATCCAATAAGATATCATCCTTTTCACTAGGACTCATTTTAACTAGTTTTTCTAGAATCATAAATCCTAGTAAAACCCATTCCCAGTTGCTAGCTAACCATTCCATATAATCTCCTTATTTTGTGATTAATTTAAGAACTTCTTTAACTTCTTAACATTACTTTCCATCTTATCAACTCTTTCAATCAACTCATCTATTCTATATTGCTTCATTATCCTATCCATAACTAAGCCAACTATTTTAGCAATAAGTACTTTCTGTAACATTATTTATTCCCTTTCAATATGATATAACCTAAACAAAAAGTAGTTAAGAATCCAGCACCGAATGCTACAAACTCCTGCAATATGTTTAGATAGTAATCCACTATTTCTCTATACCAAACCATGTCAAAACAGCTCCTATTATAACAGTTAATGTTCCACCAACAGCTTTTATACCGCTAATAGATTTTTCATTCTCTCTAACTCTTCCATTCATTTTAGACAAATGGTCTTCAATTCCAGCAACATCTTTTTTAATGTGCTCTATATCACTCCCTATCCTAATTAAATGAACAGTTATATCTGTTTCAAATTCACTCTTTTTCATTCTATGGTATCTGCTTTATTAAATTATTATTCAATCTTACCAGTCCTTCTGGAGGGTCAGTCCCCTCAAAAGTTATTTTCAAATTAGCATAATTATTCTTTAAAGGCAATATAGATGAACCAAGGTCAGCTGTAATTGCTCCAGCCTTACCCTTTCCAAAAATACTTGACATTATATTAGATTTTCTTTTTCCAAAGCTATTTAGCTTAACCTTTAAATCCATAGTCAATTCTTTTATTTTAATTGAACTATGAGGTACTAATGTAGCTAATGGAACTTGAACATCTTGACCTTCAATCTTTATGGATACACATTTGGGATTACCATCCTCATCTATATATTCATTTAAAGCCTCTATATGCTGTTTTTCTGCAAGGTTTTGTGCTTGAACTACAGCATCATATAACCCCTTAGTTAAATGGTCTAAAAAAGACCCTTTCTTAACTTCCCTGTTGCCCATCTGCAGCAGCTCCTTTAGTTTTTCCTATACTATTATTTAGCATATCTAATACTTTCATCAACCCTTCAGGCTTTTCTTGCTTACCTTTAACTGCTACGCTATACTTAGCTGATGTATCAGATTTTCTGCTATTCTCACTATGATGGGATACTTTCCCTTCAAACTTTGCACTCCAGCAACCCCATCCTACTGATGCACTTGCAGTAACACTTGAATCAGTTGATGACTTACTTGCTGTTTGTGTTGATACTTCCATATCAAAATTTATATCAATTTCATCTACACATAAACTTGGTATGTTTATTATAGATAACAAAGGCACATCTAATGCAACACTTTCAGAACCATCTTCATATTTAAACTTAACTGATTTAGTGTTTCCATCTTTATCCATACCTACTTCTTGTATAAACGAAGCAGTGGTTGCTGCTAAAGACTTTTGTCCTTCTGAAGCAGCTAATAAAGGGGCTGCTATTAAAGTTTCCATTGGTAGACCAGTAAACTGGTTAGCTATATTTGACATTTACTTCTCCTTAGTATTTTCTATTTTCATTACGTTCTTGCATTCTTAAAAACTTTTCTTTCAATCCATTCCCACTCAGACTAGCTATAACTTCTACCAATGTTTTATAACTGTTTTCTAACCCTTTTTGTTCTAATTGCATTTTCTTTTGTTGGTCGATTAGTTTTACTAAGATGCCCTCTAATCTACCAAAGCTTTCTCTTATTTCCTTAGAAAGTTCATCTTGAATATATTTGTTTTGCTGCTTTACCATTAAAAACATAGCAGCGGCTACTACAAGAGGAACTCCATATTGTTCTAATATTTGTAACCAATCCAATATTTACCCCCATTTAATAATCTTGAGAATTTACAACACCAACAGTTTGATAATTGCTTCTAGCAAACACCTTCCCTTTTTTAACACCTTTTTCATATTCATTATCAAAATATTGTGCTGTGTTTAATTCCATATGTCTTGGGTCTTTATATCCCATAGCTATAACTTTATTAACAATAGCTTCATGAAACCTAGAAGGAATATTAGAATAACTTCCAGTTAATGTATCATTAGACAAATCATCATCTAAAAAAGAACCTCTTATTTTTATAATATTAGTACCAGTTTCAGATATGGTTTTATAATCACTTGTCCAACCATCTTTAGTCACTGCATTAGTAGCTTTTTCTACAATAGCTATTTTCTCACCATCACTATGAGTATCTATAAAATAAAATCTATTTTTCTTAGTTGCCATAATTAACTCTCATCATTTATAATAGGATTACCTTGTAATCTAGGTATCCTTACATCGTTAAAATATACCTCTTCTATATTAAGCAAACCCGATGGAATCGAATACCATCTAGTATCTGCAACTGTATCAATAGTCGCATCAGTCTTTTTAAATATTTTAGTCTCCTCACAAAAATCGTCTTTAGCTCTATTTAATAGTTTTATAGCCTCAACCTCTCCTATATGAGGATGATGCTGTTGTATTAATTCTATCATTTCTTTTGCAGTCATTATTCTCCTCTAGGTGTTGCATCAGGTTCAACAAATCTTGCCATTTCAGATTGAAATTGAGCTGTTAATGTTTGCATCTGAGCAGTTATCATTTGTTGTAATTCACTATCTTCGTCCTCTTGAACAAATTCACTTATATAAGTTTGCAATATATTAATACAAGCTTTTAAGACTACAGCTTGTTCAACTTCATTTGGAAAGCCATCAATAGAAACAGCTGTTGTTTTATTAGTTGAAGGATATCCAAAATAATACACTTTTGCTGTTTCAGTAGCAGTTGGTGTAGGATATAAAGTTAGTGCAGTGCTTCCTGCATCTGTAGCATATGTATATACGGGAGAATATTTGGTTGCTAAATAGATACTATTACTATCTTTAGCTTTTTCAAAATCTTGTATAGACACTGGTCTACATTCTCTGTTAAACCCTCCGCTCGCATCCAATCTCGTGACAAGTAAAACTTTCTTGCCTTCTACACTTGTCCATGTAGGAGTACTATTGTTTAAATTTATAGGGTCTACTGCATATTTTAACAGTAATTCAGAAGGAAGCATATCTGCAACCTCGGCTATAGCGGCATTAAATAAATCTATATAGCTATTAGAAGCTATTGTAGAATAATCACTACCTATTAACTCTTCTATCCTATTATTAAATGCTGTATTTAATGCCATTATTTGCCTTTCTTCTTAACACTCTTATCTACATTCATCTTTCTTCTAGTATCATCCTTTGACTGACCATGCCAAGTATTTCCAAAGCTAGTACTAAATGTATTAGCTAGTTTTTTAGCCATTAAGGTTTTTTGCTAGGTGGTCTACTAGGTGGAGGGGTAACAGGTCTTCCACCACTTGCTTTTCTCTTTCTAGCCTTTTTTATAGACCTATGAGGCTTTCCGCTTCCCATACCAGTGCCAACTTGGTTAGCATAGCTTATTCTTTTTTTCATTATTTCTCCTTAGTTTAAAAATGTGGGATTAATTGAAATAAACAAGTCTTTGAACTTTCATTTTGTCCATTAGCCTTTACTGTAAATCTCGTTTTCATCCCTTTGCAATTATCATCTAAATCATAAAGCCAAAAAATACCTTCATCTTCACTAGTTAAACTATCGTCTACTGCAGCTATCTTAGCTCTATTCTTTGTTACATCATCATGGTCAACGCTACCATCTTCTTCTATAACACCCTGCTTAATCCATGTAGAACCATCAACACTGTGTTCTACTTGTATATAAGTATCTGCGGCTAAGTCAGCACTAAATGTAGCTAATACAGTATAATCAGACTTAACAGGTACATTTAAAGCGCTTGTAGAAGCGTCAGCATCATTTCCCAAAGTTATTGTTTCTGAATAATATCCTGGAGTCATTGTTACCGCTCCATTGCTACTTATACTTTTATGCATTTTATCCCAAGCCATTTGACCAATCCTCTCCTTTTAATATTTCTAAAATTTCTGAATAACTATAAGTTGTTATTCCCTCAAAACATGATGGAGTGTCTCCACTCCACTTTAACATTGATTTATTACCATCTAATGTTTTTCTAATAGTATTCTCTGAACTCTCTAGTGAGTTACATACCATTTCTTCAGTTATATCTGAAGAATTAATTATTATATATTTTCTATCATCATACATGTGGAGAATCTCCTGTAATATCAGATGCTTCCATATTTACCATTACAGCGGGATTTCCATTTAATTTTTTAAGCGAAACATCTGTTAAGCTAAAATTAATAACATCTGCTGAAGCCCAAGTTCCAAATTGAAGATAAGATGTACTATCAGTATCTGTTACTAAAAAATGAGTTGTATGAGATTTAGTTACATCTGTAAGATAATCAGCATGTGCCCTTGTTGAACCTGAACCACTATCGCTAAGCGCAAGTCTTGTTCTCATTGTTCTAGTTCCTGAATTATATGTCAAATTAAACTTACATTTATATACCTCTCCAGCAGTAATACCTAATTGATTTGAAGCGAATCCACCCCAATTTCCAGTTGTCTCTACTGCTGCCGATACATCTCTTCCTGATGTAGTTAAAGTATCTAAGGGGTAAGTATCTCCATTGGTAAAGCCTGTAATTAATTCAGAGCCTAATGTAGGATTTACTTCATCGCCAATAAGATTATAACCATCTAAAGTTCCATCACCCATTCTATACCAACTTACTAAATTAGATGCAAATGATGATTCTTTATGATTAAAAGGTTCTCTTCCATTATATATCTGTCTTACTTCATTTGCAGATAACACTTTATTATATATTGCAAAATCAGACATTCCGCCTGTATAATGCAACTGAATAGTACCATTATAATTATATGCGCCTATAGTTAAATTTACATCTGTTGCAAAATCACCCCAATCATCATCGGCTATATCAGCATTTGCTGTTTTAGTTAATACTCCATTTATATATAAATTATATCCAGTGCTTATACTTTGGTCTTTTTTAGCAGTTATAACTATATGCGTCCAATCTGCTTGTCCATCTGCAAATACAGCACTATCAGTATCACATAAAGCACTATCGCCATTAGCATTAAGATAATATCTAACCTTACCTGTAGATAATATAGCCAAGTACATTATATCTTCTTCTGAACTATTTTTATAGCCAGATAGTATATTTGTAGAACTAGGTTGTCCATCAGTAGGTTTTACCCATACAGAAATAGAATGGTCTCCTTGAATTGTAGATTGAAATGTTGCTCCTGTATCTATATATTCATCAGTACCACCAAAATGAACAGAATGTTCATCTTTGAACTCTTCAGTACCCATTATTGCTATTCTTCTTGAAGGAAACATTAGTCTTGTATAACGCCTACTTTTAATAATAAACCTGCAGCAGTATATGTTAAATCACCACCGCTTCTATTAACAGCTCCTACATATATATCTCTACTATCTGAAGCTGCTTTTAAAACTAAACCTATATTGTTCTTTGTCCCTACTTTCCAATTAACACCATCAAAGTAATTACTTACAGTAACTACTCCTAATATAGCATCTGGGACTGCTCCATCAGCTGCGCTTACAGCACTGCCTTCAGTTCCTAAAGAAGAACTTGCATTAAAAAATACTAAATCAATAGCACCTCCATGGTCGTCATCATCTATTAAAGTAACAGATTGAAGTACGCATGAACCACCCTTAACACCAACTACATTAGATAACTTTTCATTATCCCATATAATTTCTCCATCACTACAAGCGTTAGTTGTGGTACCAGGAGTTAGTTCAATGACTTCAACCTTCATTTGATTAAGCTTTTTATCAGCATTAAGAAATTCTCCTCCAGAATTCTTAGCTACCGTTACTCCAGCTTCTGTTATTGTTAAATCACTCATTTTTTTTCTCCAATTATGTAGGAGGGGACCGAAGCCCCCTCACTACGTTACTAAACTAACCTATCATTATGATGGGTCTTTACCTAAACCACCAATAAATGAATCACTAACATCATCTAAACCTAATCCTTCAGTGTAATCTGAGTTTAACCCAGATACAAAAAAGTTAAATTTAATAGTTGTCATGTTAGTAGTATCATCATTCATGCTCAATCTATACCAAGGTAATGTATAACTAGACAAGTCAGCGGTGAATACTAATGTGCCAGTAGCATTAGGCGTAAGGTCAGCAGAAAATTCGCTTCCAATTATAGCCCAATTTTTTCCATCAGCAGAACCTTCTATCTTCATACCAGGCTCTACATCTGCTCCAGCATTACTAATAGTAATACCACACACTATCTTTTGTCCATTTACCCAACTTCCTTTAATGCCAGGACTTACAATTTCAGCATCAGTATCTGAAGGGTCTAACTCTGCGTGATACAAATATGTAACACCTTCTTCAGTAGCTACTTGCCATTGACCATAAGCGCCTATATTAGAGGCGTGAGTAGTTCCGTCTGTAACAACAGCTCCAACTAATGTAGCAGCGTTACCTATTCCATTAACAGCCATAATCTACCTCCTACTTAAGAAAACTTAAGAATTGCGTGGGTTTCAGGAACACTAATTTCCAAGCCAGCTTCAGTGATGATTTGGTCTTGTCTACCATCAACACCGTTGTCTTGTATATTAGTTTCAATGAAAGTGTCTCGACTAACACCATTACCCGCTAGTGGTCTGTAAGCTACATTCTTCATATCAACAGCTACACAATAATCTTCCCAAGGACCTCTTAATAAAGGCTCTTGAACGAAGTGTAAATTACCAAATATAGTATTTACCATTGTTACTGTATGCCCGAAAGCACCAGGAACAGATTGTACGTCTAATCGATATTGAGATGAACCTACAGAGTTGTTTAAGAAGCTTCCACTTCCAAGTTTGTTTAAGTAAGTAATAACTTTTCTTGAAGCCAAGACAAGCTTATTACCACTGTTACCAGACTCAGGAGCGAAGAAATCTTCCATTGCATCTAAGAAAGCATCATAGCCAGAAGAACTATAAGACATATTATAGATTTTACCATAAGACTCAGTGTAAGGTACTATTCCCCATGTATATCTAACAGGAGCACTTCCTGCAGATGTTTCATTTGAAGCAGCACCAATACCGAATAACATAGCTTGTTCTAAATCCATTTTATGTTCCATAAGTTTATCTTGCCAGATTCTTTGAAACTCATTAGCAATACCTCTATACTCAGTAGCCAAAGCTGTACCTGAGAAGATGTTCATTCCAGTTTTAAATATTTGACAATATCCTTCTCTGTCATATAATTTATCTTCCCAACCAACAGGGCTATCAGTTCCCTCAGCCCATGCACTACCAATCACTTGACCTTTATTACCACTAGCAAAAGAATCTCCTGCTGCAATATCTTGTAAAGGTATTAATGATTCAGAAGTAATAACTGTAGATAAGTCATTAGAATGCTCTAAATGAACAATATACTTTCCATTGCTATCACCATCTGAGTAGTCACTTGTTGTTGTTGATACTGTTGCATCTGGGTCAATCCTGAACTTTCTTACATCACCATCATCATCAGCAATTGCTATAACTTGGCCTGGTAATATGAAATAGCAAGGATTTTCTGTTGATGTTATTTTTCCATACTTGTCATACTTGCATGAAATATATAAATCAGCACCTGCGTCACATGCAGTTCCTGCAGTCTCAGCACCAGTATCCCAAGCTGCGCTTGCTACTACTGTATTAACTGTAAAGTTACGTCTTTGCCACTGATGTCTTTGTTCCAAAAATTTGAAAACAGGGTCATTAGTAGCTTTTTTTGCCACCTTCGATAAATATACGAAGAATGGACTTTGTTGTGGGGCTAATTCAGCTACACGGTCACCGAAATTAAAGAGACGTCTAGTGTCGTCTATAGAAACTCCAGTGGCGGTGTTATACTGATTATTAGAATAAACTGTCGCCATTATTCCATCCTTTTATTATGCCCGTCCTCAGCTGCCTTAAAGGCCTTTAGTTGGGCGGATTATTTTAAGTTACTTCCAGGGGTTTTTATTATTAAAATTCCCTATCATTGTATCCATAATCTTATCTTCAACACTTCTATTATCAACATTAGATTGACCAGAAGGCATCACACCCATTGGTGATGGTACTTGCTGAGCTCTCTGAACTTGTTGAAAATCAGCACTTGGCTGAGGATTCGGCTGAGGTGCTGGATTAGCAGCCCCTGTCTTCATCCTGTATAATTGAGCAAGATTATCAATAGTTATAGACTTGGGGTCTGACATAGTTGCTATGAAATCATTTGCTTCGCTATCAGTCATACCATGAGCTCCCATAACATGTTGCTTGATTTGGTTTGCTTGTTGCCTACGTTGATACATAGCTTGGGCTTGTTGAGCCTCTCTTACGCGTTCTTGACGCATAGATTCTATCTTATCTTCCATAAGGGCTTGTTGGTATTGACCTTTAAGCGTATTATATTCAGTCATATTATCACGCCAGTCTTCCATTTCGTCTAAATACCTAGCGCTATCGCTATTAGGGTCAGCATATGCTTCCTCTCTATTGAAAACTCTAGGTCTTTGCGGTTTATCAGGAGGAGCTGGAAACTCTTCTACTGGTTGCTGAGATTGATATTCTTGAGGAACCTCTTGAGGCTGTTGAGGTTGATTCCTAACACTATTTGCCAAATTCCTTCTTAAAGACTCATTCTCATTTTTAAGCTTATCAGCAGTTGATTGCCAATACTGATATCTCTTTTCATCATTAGACATTTCCTGTGCAGGTGTCCCTACTTGCTCAGCCTGTGGCTGCTCTTGGGGAGCCGCTTGCTCATTTCCTTCATTACCTGTTGTAAAAGCACTCTCGATATTACCTGTTGCAGAGCCCTCTCCAAATACAGCCTCTTCTAAAGACTTATATTCAACTGCTTCATTATTAGAAGCTTCTTGAGGGGTATCTGTCTGTATATTCTCTTGTGACATTTATTTTTTCTTCTTTCTAGCTGCCCCTTTTCCACCAGATGGGGGTGAGCCGGTTTGTTTAGCAGCATCTTTAATCTGCGTTTTAACGGTGGATAGATTGTCATCAAGTCGTTTTTCAAATACAGTTCCTGCTGCTTTAGCTTTATTGCTAACTCCATCAAGGTCTGATTTAAACTTCTCAACTTCAATCCGTTTTCTAAGATTGATAGCCTCTCTATCTCTAGATTGCATATCACCCTTAAGTTGTTTGATAGTTTCCTCGGCCTGCTCTAAAGCTTGTTGTAACTTGCCGATTTCATCAGTTCTTTGCATAACACCCTCCATATCGAAGATTTCTGTCTTTTTAAGAACCTCTTGTCTATCAACAAGGCCTTTCTGATAAGCATCCATGTAAAACTCAAGTTCCGCATATCTATTAGACGGAAGTGTTGAGCCACTAACTACTATAATGTCGTACTTACCAACGGTTATATCATTTAAAACTTTTATTTCGCCTGTCTTATCATCAACCATTCTCTTATTTATAATATATTCATTAATAGAATTATTTGGTTGTATGACTCTGAAAGTCTTTTGACTTGTATATAATTGTTGTATCAATGGGATTGCCACTTGACCAACTCTAGTTAAAGCTGCTTCTATATCAGCAAGTTTGGATTTCATCTTCCTTTGTCCAAATTCATCAATAGATATAGTAGCTTTATATGTTTGAGGGGCTGCTTGTGCATTACCCATCATCATTTCGTATAATCCTAAGGCATGGTCTATATCATTTTTAGCTGTTAACTCATTTTGATATAACTCATTAGGTAGAGGAGTGGGCTGAACTGGCATAGGAGCACCGTCTGTGGGGTCGTAGGGGATAGCAACTCCTGGTTGAGCCCACTTTTCCTCAAAATCTTTCATATCAACACTACCTTCAGGGACAAGTATCTTTGTATTAGTACTTGTTGTTGCGTGAGCAATAATTAAAGAACGTGTTTTATTTATATATTCCTGTAATCCCTTAATCATTCTAACATCACTTACAGGATATGGTGTTCTTGTATGTATATTCATAACAGGAACTATCGGATATTTTTCCAAAGGCAAAATTCTAGAATATAATTTAGTGTCTCCAATAATTACACATTGTTTAACCCTAGATATAGTAACTTTAACTACCTCTATTTGTCCTTGCTGAACTAATGCTTCATAAGGAATTTCTTGAAATTCAACTTTATCAGGACCTCTTTCTTTAAAATCTTCAATAGACTTTCTATTATATCCAGCTTGAACCATCATTTGAAGTTCTTGTTCATGCCTATCAACATTAGCTTGTTGTAATTGAGTATACATTTGCATAGCTTGATTAGCATCTGTCATTAATTGACCAGCTACCATAAATGCTTTTTGCTGTATATATTGGGCAAACTGTTCTTCATTTAACAAATCTTCTTTATTAGAAAACTTTTCAAATATTCTAAACTCTGGAACATCTACCTTATAATATCTTTCATAACCTCTTATATAGTCAACATCATTAACCCTACCAACATCTTCTGGAAATTGTATTTCTCCATCATCTTCTCTTGTAGTAGCAGGAGCATTCCAGTCATTAGCATTTCCATAAGCTCCTTTTGATGTAGCATTTTCAATCTTTTCTTTATACATAGGCCACAGCTTTTTAGCTTGGTCTTTTGTAAATAACTTAGATATAATGATATTTTCAGCATCATCAAAATATCTGCTTCTTGCATTAGGGTCGACATATACATCTAATGGGTCTACATCATGAAAACATACTTCTCCTTTGCCCATATCCATCATAGGGTCTTGATATACATGTATAAATCCTATGCCCATAACATAATAATCATCCACACATTGCCTAACAACTGTTCTTCCATCAGAGATATCGTACATATATGACAATAAATTACTCATTACTTGAGCTATCTTATTATCTGAATCCTCTCTAGGTGCAGCTCTAAAAGAAGGTCTATTAGAAGTAAGCATCGCTTTAGCAGATTCTACTGCTGGATGCACCCTATTAATAACTATAGGAGCTTGACCCCTTGACTCAAGAGTTTCTCTTTGCTCTTTAGTCCATTGTCTACCTAGTCTAAACTCTTTATCTTCTTTTGCATGCTGTGCCCAGTTGTCTCTTTTTGATGAATATCTATCGAATAGGTCTAGTGTCTCTGTTACTATGTCCTGTTCTTGGTCTTTTTTATCATATTCCATCTGCTTAATTTACGAATTATAATGTCATCCAATCAAGAGTTTTCTTAGGATTACGCCATTCATCCTCAGATAATTTCTCAAATTCCCTTCTTCTGCAAGGCTTTGCACCATCTAATGCAGTCCATACTGCATCCATTATGTCATCATGCCTTCCTTTGGGATAAGATAAAAATTCTCCTTGTGCATGTGTATCTTCTGGTCTGAAATAAAAAGTTCCTTTAGCAAATAAAGGTACTAAAGACAAAAGTCTTTCAGACTTAGAGTTTCTTGGCTTAACCCCAGATTCTAATCCTGGGATGTATAAATTCTCCTCTTTCATTATTTCACGAACTCCAGTTCTTAAAGCTTCTTGATAACCTACTGTTTCAATCTTTACTCTTCTAGGTCTATATTTCTTATACTGCTCTATTATCAAATTTGGTTGCTCTGCTGGAGAAATTCTATTTCTATATATATCTATAATATATTTGTTATTTTCATTATCAATACCAATGGTAACGATAACAAAATAATCAGCCCTAGCGCTAAGAGAAGAAGCAGGGTCCACTCCAGTATAAAGTTCCACAGGTTTAATCTTTTCATTTTCTTCTCCATAGTTCTTAACTAAACAATTCTGCCCTTGTATCCTTTTGTACTCCCAGTGATGTATCTTAATCCATTCAGGCTGAAACGGTGCATCATCTGGAGATTGAGCAATATTCATATATTCTTGGAAAAATCCATTAATATTACCTACAGATTTAAACTCTTCTTTTATTCCAAGTATTCTTTCTTTTGGAAACCTTTCAGGCCAAATGCTCTCTTCATCATCATTCCATATAGAATACCATAAAACCTTCCAAGCACTTGACTCTTTTGCCCAACATAAAAAGCAATCTTCTGATATTACTGTACCAATCATAGCTATTTTACCGTCATCTGACAAAGAAGGTATTACAGCTTCTGTAATCCATTTCCTATTCTTTGCTCTTGCTTCTGGTGTATACGCATTTAATTCTGATTCAAAATCATCTACTATAATTAGATTAGGACGAGTATCCCCTTCAATAAAACCCCTAACTCTTTGTCCAGTACCTACAGCTACCATTCTAGTTCCATTTGCCAACACTACATCAGTGTGTGTCCACCTACGTGCCGTAGTTGGCCCCATGTCTCCAAAAATTTCTTTAAATTTTGTGGAGTGTGTCAAATGGTACTTTATTCTAGAGAGGAAGTTAATAGACTGAGCTTGAGACTCAGATACTATAACCATAAATAAATCCTCATCTGTTCTTTTAAATGCCGCTTTCCATAATGGGTATATTAATGTAGTAACTGTAGATTTAGCTGTACCCCTTGGAGCTGCTATTAAAACTCTTTTTATTTCATCATCAGATAGATTTTTATAAACTTCTGCATGAAATGGAGGAGTAGCCTTTTTAAGAGCTGTAGGAAAACAATGTTTACCAAATAAGGCCATATTGTTCCTAAGCTTTTTTAAAGCTTGTAACTGCTCATATCTTTCTTCGTAATCCACTACTCTTCAGTAACTGTAGTTTTAGTGGCTATGAGCTTTTCTTCTTCCTCTCTTAATTCATCTATTAGTTTAACATTGCTAGAAGCTTCAATTTGTTCAGTAGTTTTAACAAGGTGTCTATCCTTCATACCGTGCATATCTTGTAGATTATCCACAGCTCTCATAAGATTAGTAACATCACCCTTGTCTTTAGCTTTCTTTATAGTTTCTTCAAGTAGTTCTAGTGTATAAGCTTCAGTTAAGCCATGCTCTTGTAATAGTGCTTGTAACTCTTCTCTTACCATATCTTTGAACTTCTCCTTTTTCATTCTTCTCTTCCACATAATCTTTTGATTATTTGTAGGATTGTCTAGAACGTGTTCTATTGTTTTATCATAGTCCATGGTTTGCGCATATACCATGGCTAAATTCTTCATTCTCTGTCCTGCAGACAAGACTTCCCAGTTAGTCTTTCCACTAAGTGTACTATTGGATTTACGACCAGATGCTTTAAGCTTAACAGAGTTATACTTAGGATTATAAAAAGTATAGCCATAAGGGTACCGAACATAGACGCTAGTAGGCTTATATACGGATTTCGATATGACCTTAGCCACATACTTGTCATCTGAGATTCCATATTCTCCTTCATCTGCTTCCTTCCAATGTTTATAGTTAATATTTTGTGTATCCGCCTCTTCTTGCTTATAGATGTTATATGTAGTAGGCGCTTCATCTCCCTTATGATGTATGTTTATTGTATACATTGCATTAATCTATTAACTCTTTTAATTGTTGCCTCATCTGGGTCTGTATGATGAAATTTATAATAAGCCTCTTTCATAGCATCTAAATCACCCTGTCCAACCTTTTTTAAAAGCTTATCTGAACCTC